GCCGCGCCCATGCCCTGCGGGAATCCCGCATTGCCAGCGCCGCGCAGCTGATCGCCGACGTGGTCAACGGCGTGGAGCGCAGCTACATGGTGCGTGAGGCGCTGAATCCCTCTTCCCCCCAAATGGCGGCCCTGATCAACGCCCGCTACCCCGGCGTATTCCGGCCCATGACGGCCCACGAAACCCACCTGGCCGAAGCCATGTACGGTTCCAGCATCTCCGAATCGATGACCACCAGTGACTTTCCGCTGTTGGTTGGCGATGTGTTGGATCGGATGCTTTTGCAGCGCTTCATGGAGGTGCCGCAGGTGTGGCGTCAGTACATTAGCGTCGGACGGCCGCTGCGCGATTTCCGTACCGCCCGCATGATCGAAACCAACGGCGGTGACGGACAGTGGGACGAAATCACCGAGGAAGAGGGCCTGACCTATACCAGCATCACCGAATCTGGGCACACTATCAGCCCGGCGCTGTTCGGCAAGGCCGTGCGGCTGTCCTGGCGGCTGATCATGAATGACGACCTGGACGCCTTCAGTGAGATTCCGGCCATTCTGGGACGTGGCGGACGCCGCACCATTAACAAGTTTGCCACCGGCCTGCTTTTTGACGCCAACGGCGTGGACGCGACGTTTTTCACCACAGGCATCGGCAACCGGCTGAGCAGCAACCCCGATCTGGCAATTGACTCACTGGGCACGGCCATCCAAACGCTGGCGGGCTTTACCGACAGCGAAGGCGAGCCGATTCTAGCTGAGGGGTTGCGATTGGTGCACGGCCCCGGCCTGCGGGTGACGGTACAGAATTTATTCAGTCAGCTATCCGTTGACGTAACGGCCGTTGGCGGCGTTTCCGGCCAGACAGTGCGCGTCAATAACTGGATTGTGCAGGGTTTGACGGCCGTTGAAGACCCCTACATTCCCATCATTGCCACCACCAACGGGGATACCGCCTGGGCACTGGTAGCCAATCCAGCCAGCGGACGGCCGGCGGCGCAAGTGCGCTTCCTGGCTGGCTTTGAGCAGCCCGCGCTTTACCAGAAGGCACCGAACACGATGCGCGTGGGTGGTGGACTTGACGAGGGTGTGGGCGACTTCCAAAGCATGGCCACGGAATATAAAGGGCTGATCGCTTACGGCGGCACCACGATTGAAAATCTTTCGGCCGTCGGTTCCAACGGGAGCAACTAATCAATGAGTGACAAGCCGCTGCCCCGGCCGGTGTCTTCTACCGATTTCTACCTGGCTGCGATTCTGGACCAGCTCAAAAAGCAGGCCCAGGCGCAGCCAGCGGATGACACCGGCCTGATTGACCTGCGCGAGCCAGCGCCGCCGCAGTACACCCCCTTGCCGGATGACTTCCCCGGCCGGGATGCGCTGTTGGCGGCGGGTATCGACGCGCTGGAAGATGTGCCCCGGACCGGCAAGGATTTAACGGCCGTTTCCGGCATAGGCAAGGTAACGGCTAACCAGATTTTGACCTACTTTAAGGTGGGCAAATAGATGGCAGCCATCACCGACTATTCCACCGACGTGGCCAAAGTGCGCCTGCTGATCAGCGACATTGACGATGCCTCGCAGATTTTCAACGACCAGGCCATCAGTGCCTTTTTGTCAATGGCGCTTGACGGCAACGTCAAACGCGCGGCGGCTCAAGCGCTGCTGGTGATGGCCAGCAACGAGGTTTTGGTTCAGAAGAAAATCCGCATCCTCGATTTGAGTACCGATGGCCCGGCCGAAGCGGAGGCGCTGCGTAAATTGGCGCTTCAGCTCCGCGAAGAGGCTGACCTGGAAGAAATCGACGGCGCTTTCGATTGGGCGGAGCAAATCAACACCCCGGCCCAATATCGTGAATTTTTGTACAAGGATGGTCTACGAAATGGCTCTGGGTAACGGCGGTTTAGGCAGCGGTGGTGTTTTAGACACCATCATGCACCCCGAATTATTGGCCAGTCTGGACCGGTTTTACCCGGCCACGGTCACGATTCAGGCATCGACCCAAACGCGCCAGGCCAATGGCGAGATCGTCAACACCTGGACGGCCGTATCAGCCGCCTTGACCAACATCACCGGCATTCTGGCCAGCGCGGCCGCTGCCGAAAAGCGGGGCACGGTGCTGACGGTGCAGACGGCCACCCACGTGCTTGACCTGCAAGGCTACTACCCCGATATCGTTGTGACCCAGCGGGCGGTTGTGGTTACGGCCGTATCCAGCGGGCTAACCAGAACACTCAACATCGTGGCCGTGCACCATGACAGCCAAAGCCAGCAAACGAAGCTGGAATTGGAAGAGGTGAACCACTAATGGCCAGCGGCGCGAAAGTTACCGGCGTGGACCAATTGAGCGCCACATTGAAGGGACTGAAGACTAAGGCCAGCGGTGCGCAATTGGCCACGGCTCTACGCGCCGGCGGGCTGGTGATTGAAACCCCAGCCAAAGCCAAAGCGCCTGTCCTAACGGGCAATTTGCGCCGGTCGATCCATACTGAGGTCAGCAGTAGCGGTGCAAAAGCCCAGGCCCGCGTGGGCACTAATGTAGAGTATGCGACCGCTCAGGAATTTGGCACCAGCCGACAACCGGGCACGCCCTACCTGCGCCCGGCCTATGACGAAAACAAAGGCAAGGCGGTGAACGAAATTGCTGACGTGCTGAAGGAACTGGCCACACCATGACGATCCTCTCTCCCTTTGTCGATTTAGATGAGGAGCTCACGGCCTACCTGCTGCAATTCCCGGCCGTGAGTGAGGAGATCGGCGACCGGCTGACGCCCGCCCCCCTGCCCCAGGCGGAGACGCTGCCAGCGGTGACGTATCAGGACATTTCCGACGTGGGCGACCACACCGGACCGGAGGGCGTGGGCGCTTACCACCAGTTGCGCTATCAGATTGACAGCTGGGCGGCCAGCAAACAGGCAGCGCGGCGCGTCGATGGCAAAATCCGCGTGGCCATGGATGGCTATCGCGGGGCAATGGGCGGCCGGTCTGTTGTCAGTTTGCGCGCAAACACATTATCAATTTACGAGCCGGAAACCGAACTCTGGCACGTAGTCAGTGACTACATAATCCATATCGAAAAGTGAGGTAAACATAATGGCATTAACAACAGTTGCTCCACAAGAGGTGGCCGGGCCGTATGTCAGTGAAGCTGCCGCGCAGTTGACGGCCGTTACCTGGACGGCAGGCGATCCCACCAATGGCAACAAGATCGTTATTCCTGGCCGTCGCATTCTGCTGCTGTTCCGCAACGATAACGTGGCCGCGCAGTGGGTGACCATCGCCAGCAGCAACGACCCATACGGCCGTACCGCGCCCATCACCGAATTGGACATCGCTATTGGTGGTTACGCTGCCCGAATTTTTGAGCCCGTCGGCTGGGAGCAGACATTGGGCGGGCGAGATCTGACCGTCACGCCCGAATCCGTCGATGTTTTCATTCTGGCTATTCCGCTATAGGAGGCGATCATGACAGAAGCATGTATCCCACCAGAGGAACTGGTGGGGTTTGGGGCGCTGCTCCAATACTACGACGTAATCGCTACACAGTGGACCACCGTTGGCGGTACCAAAGATTTAGACTTCCCCGAGGACGCCACCGGCAAAATCGACACCACCAGCAACGACAGCGACGGCGGCTACAAGACAAATATTCCCAGCCCGCTCTCCGAGCTGGGCGAAACCAGCTATTCAATGAATTTCCGCTGGTCGCAGTGGTCTACCCTGGTCAGCATCAAGGCCAATAAAACGATCCTAAATTGGCGTATTGTGCTGATGAACCCGCAGCAAACCTATATGGAGTTTTGCGCCTGGATTATGACCATCGCCGGCAGTGTGCCAATGGAAGATCTGGTAACGGGTGAAATTACCCTCTCCCCCACCGGTGCACCGGAATGGGGACAGCTTTTGTAAGGGGAAATTATGGCTAAGAAGAAAGAGGAAACGGCCCCACCTGAGGTTATCGACGAAACGGCCGTTTCCAAAACCGAAACCACCCCTTCGGCAAGCTCAGGGCAAGCCGCCCCGCGCAACCTCATTGGCGCGGCTATTGACCACATGACCCTGGCGGCGCAAATGCTGCGCAGCAAAGGCGGCAAAACGGCCGAATCATGCGCTTACGTTGCCGGGCAGCTTGACCGCTGGGTAACGCAACTGGAGAAACTGAATGAGTGACAAGGTTACCTTATCCGCCGTCGATTTTCTGAATCTGGCTGAGCAGCGGCGCGTGGCCCGGATTGACCTGGCCGACGTGGGCTACAGCGGCATTGTCTACGTTTGCGACCTCTCCACGGCGAAACAGCAAAAGATCGCCATAGGGCCCAAGGGCAAAACCCGCGTCTATGCCGACAAGAGCATGGATGTGGATCTGGCCAGTATGCCCAAAGATGCGCCAATGAAAATGATGATCGAGTGCCTGGTGACGGACGCGGAAAACGGCCGTTTGCTGGAGGCTGCCTTTGACCAACTAGAGGAAGGCGGCGAGCCTTACATCGTCTGGCCAGAGAGCGAACTGACGCGCCTGTATGAGGTGCTGCGCAGCGACGGCATGAAGCACAGCGACATAGAAACCAAATTAGGCAGCATGGCCAACGCGGTGACAAATCTCATCGTTAAAACGGTGCGTGAAATTTCCGGCACGGCGGAGGACGCAGCAGAGCAGGAAAAAAAAGACTAGTCGAAAATAAAAACTTGATGCTGGCTCACAAACTTGTCAGGTATGGGATCGGAGGCCGCACGGTGCAGGAATTAAGCGACGAAATGACCGTTGACGAATTCCTCCGCTGGGCGGCTTTTTCGTCGCTCGAACCGTTTGGCGATGATCGCAACGATTGGCACTTTGCCCGGCTGTTGGAGCAAACCTACAACATGAACCGGGGCAAGAGCAAGGCCAGCAAACCGGCTAAGGCGTTTTTGCTGGAGTTTCGGCAGACGGGTAAGGAAATGTCTTTGCAAGAAATGGAAATGGCGCTGATGATGCGTTTTGCCGCAATGGGCGGCCGTTTCCCTGAACAAAAACACTGATGGAAATTCAAAAACTATTTGTCTCGCTGCTGCTGGAAGCCAAACAATACGCGAAGGGATTGGACGAATCCCAGCGCGAGGCTACCCGCTGGCAAAAAGCACAGGCCCAGATGTTCAAGGCGTTTCAGGCGGCGGCGTTGGCGGCGGTGGCCATCGTGGTGGCGGCGGCGGTGGCTTTTGCCGCCGACAGTCTCAAAGAATTTCAGCAGTTTGAAAAGGGCATAAACGAAGTCTTCACGCTCCTGCCGGGGCTGTCCCAGGACGCAATGGGCCAGATGAAGGAGGACGTGCTTGATTTCGGCAAGGAGGTGGGGCGAACTTCCGACGAAGTGCTGCCCGCGCTCTACCAGGCGATTTCGGCGGGGGTGCCGAAAGAGAACGTTTTCGATTTCCTCAAAATAGCCTCGGATGCCGCGCTGGGGGGCGTGACTGACCTGGAAACGGCCGTTGACGGCATTACCAGCGTCACCAACGCTTACGGCGCTTCAGTGATCGACGCGGCCACGGCCAGCGATGTGATGTTTACGGCCGTGAAATTAGGAAAAACCGATTTCGAGCAGCTGTCATCCTCGCTGTTTAATGTGGTGCCTACGGCCGCATCCTTAGGCGTGACGTTCACCGACGTAGCGGCGAATTTAGCAGCGCTGACAGCCCAGGGCACACCCACCAGTGTGGCCACCACGCAGCTGCGCGCTGCTTTTGTAGAGGCCAGTAAAGCGGGCACGGGGCTGGACAAGGCGCTGCGGGATTTGACTGGCAAGGGGTTTGCCGACCTGATCGCCGATGGTAAGACCTCCTCGCAAATATTCTCCGAACTGCGCCAATCCATGCCCGAGGATGATTTCCGCAATCTGTTCTCCAGCGTCGAAGCGAGCAACGCCGTTTTGGGGCTGACCAACGACACGGCCAAAAACATCATTGACACATTCGGCACGGTGGAAGACACGCTGGGGGCCACGGCGGCGGCGGCCGAAACGATGGCCGGGAGCATGGAACATCTGGAGGCCAAATCTGATGCCGCTACCGAGGCATTCAAAATCCAGATGGGGCAGAGCCTTAGCCCGCTAAAACGCGCTTATTTGGAGGCAAAAATAGAATTGCTGGGCTTCGTTGGAGTTCAGGCGGCTGTCGCAAGGGCGTTTCAGGACGGCAAAATCACCTACGGGGAAAGCCTGAGACTGCAATCACAGCTGACATTCACCTCAATGGACGCGGCTGAAGCGTTGCAGGAACTGGCGGAAATGA